TTGGGCGCGTAGCTCAGCGGTAGAGCACTACCTTGACATGGTAGGGGTCACAGGTTCGATCCCTGTCGCGCCCACCAGATTTCCGACACACCCGTATACACTCGTCATCTCGGAAGCCAGGTCGACAGCCCGGCATCCGGGACCTCGTGAAGCCAGTCGAACCCTCACGAGGTCCCGGATCGGAGCGCTGCTCGCCTTTGGCTCGCATCGCTCCGTCCGGGATGACGGGTGTTGGTAAGCGGCCGTTGCTCCGCGTCGGCGCCTTATCTCCCACCTTCGGCCGCGTGCTATAATTGACGCGCACAAGTATATCACTGTATTTATCCCGACTTTTATAGGAATAATTAAGTATAACGCCAACACCGAAAAATACTCATTGACAGCGTGACGCTCTTTTGCTATCGTTTTGTTATTATCACCACAGTCGCGTCGATGCCCTCCGGTCCACTTACGGGCCCGGAGCGGTGCCCGCGCAAGGTCTCTCCCCCCGTCCCATGGCATTCGTCTCCAAGCTCAGCCCCGAGCAGTGGGCCGAGGCCCGGCGCTTGCGTGCCGACGGCATGACGTACGAGGCCATCGGCGCGCGCTTCGGCCTCAAGGCCGATGCCATCGCCAGGCGCGCCGGTAAGGAGAACTGGACGCAGCCCGCGGACCGCCCCGCCGGCGCAGGGCGTCGGGCTGTGGCAGCGTCGCCCGCCACGGCCGGCATCCGCAGCCGCCTGGCGCTGCGGCTCTACAAGGTCATCGAGTTCAGGATCAGGATGATGGAGTTGCGCATGCTGAAGCAGCTGCAAACATTGTCGGACGCCCAGGAGTGGGACCCGGAAGGCAGCGCCCCGCCGGCGCCCACCAAGGACGAGCGCGAGAGCTTCGCCGCGCTCATCGAGAGCATCAATCAAGTGACGGAGATGGCCTCTGAACCTGCCCCTGCCGCCGGAGGGAGGAGAAAATCAGCAATCAACCCCGAGCTCACCGCCCTCAGCGACGACATCGACCCCGCCGGACTCGCCGCGGCATCCGCGAAGGACGAGTACCGCCGCGAGCTTGCGGAACATCTTGCAAGGATGTTCCCAAAGCCCTGAAGGCCTGGACTGCCTTGCGGCCAACCTTGCCCCGGAGCACTTCCGCCATCTGACCAGCTACGAATGGGCCGTCATCGCCCGCGACGACCAGCTCGCCCCGGTCTTCGCGAAGGGCGGCGGACGCTGGCACACGTGGCTGCTCCTCGGCGGCCGCGGCTCCGGCAAGACGCGGGCCGGCGCGGAATGGGTGCGCGCCCAGGTGATGGGCGAGCCGCCGCTGGCCGATCGCCGCTCGCACCGCATCGCGCTCATCGGCGACACCATCGCCCAGGTGCGCTCGATCATGATCGAGGGCGTGTCGGGCCTCCTGTCGGTCTATCCTCCCGGCGAGCGCCCCAAGCTTGAGGTCTCCAAAAATCAGCTCGTGTGGTCGAACGGGAGCATGGCGCAGCTGTTCGGCGCCGACGACCCCGACAGCCTCAGAGGCCCGCAGTTCGACGCCGCCTGGTGCGACGAGCTCGCCAAGTGGCGCCGCCCCGATCTCGCCTGGGACAACCTGCAGTTCGCGCTCCGCCTCGGGCGCTGGCCGCAGTGCGTGATCACCACGACGCCACGCCCGATCCTGCTCTTGAAGAAGATCCTGGACGACGCCGTCACCGCCGTCACCCGCTCGCGCACTGCCGACAACGCGAGGTTCCTGTCGCCCTCGTTCATGGCCGAGATGTGTCGCCGCTACGGCGACACCCCCATCGGCCGCCAGGAGCTCGAAGGCGAGATCGTCGAGGAGCGCCTGACCGGCCTCTGGAAGCGCAGCCAGATCGACCAGGGCCGCATGCTCGCGCGCCCCGAGCTCGTGCGCATCGTCGTCGCCGTCGATCCGCCGATCACAGCAACCTCGGCCTCCGACTCCTGCGGCATCATCGTCGCCGGCCTCGGCGTCGACAAGCGCGCCTACGTCCTGGCCGATCGCACGGTGCAGGGCCGCGAGCCCACGGTCTGGGCCAAGGCCGCCGTGGCCGCCTACCACGACCATGAGGCCGACGCCATCGTCGTCGAAACCAACCAGGGCGGCGACCTCCTGGTACAGATGTTCAAGAGCATCGACGCGCTTGTCCCCGTGAAGAAGGTCTATGCCAGCCGCGGCAAGTACGTGCGCGCCGAGCCGGTCTCCACCCTCTACGCCGAGGGCCGCGTCGCCCACCTCGGCACCTTCCCCGAGCTGGAGCGCCAGATGTGCGACTTCGCCGCCGACGGCTTGAGCCAAGGCAAGAGCCCCGACCGCCTCGACGCCCTGGTCTGGGCCATAACCGAGCTGATGCTCGCCACGCGCGCCGCCCCTGGTATTCGGACGTTCACTTGATGCGCGTCTGACCCCATCAGTCTGTAGGGTGCAATAGGGCGTTAGCCCGTATTGCACCGATGCACCTCAGATCGGTGCAATACGGCCTATCGGCCTATTGTACCCTACTTTTCGCGAGGCCCCACCCATGTTCAGCTGGCTCGCCCGCCTCATTCCGCAGCATCCGCCCACCACCAAATCCCTCACCGGCCCGTGCTTCGCCTTCGACCGCCTCGTCTCTCCGGCGTGGGCGCCCCGCGACTACGCCGCCTTCGCGCGCGAAGGCTTCATGCAGAACGCCGTCCTCTACCGCGCCGTGCGCATGATCGCCGAGGCCGCCGCGTCGGTGCCGCTCATCCTCTATCAGGATGCCGATGAAATCGCCGGGCATCCGCTGCTCGACCTTCTCGCCCGCCCCAACCCCGGCGCCGGCGCCCCTGATCTGCTCGAAGCCTGGTACGGCTTCCTCCTGGTCTCCGGCAACGCCTATCTGGAGGCCGTCGCGGTCGGCGGCACCGTGCGCGAGCTCTACGCCCTGCGCCCCGACCGCATGAAGGTGGTGCCCGGCCCCGGCGGCTGGCCCGAGGCCTTCGACTACACCGCCGACGGCAAGACCCAGCGCATCGCCGGCGAGGCCGTCCCCGGCGTCGCCCGCATCCTGCACGTCAAGCTGTTCCACCCCCTCTCCGACCACTACGGCCTCTCCCCCATCGAAGCGGCGGCCCAGGCGATCGACATCCACAACACCGCCTCGCGCTGGAACAAGGCGCTGCTCGACAACTCCGCAAGGCCATCCGGCGCGCTGGTCTACACCGCCCGCGACGGCAACCTCACGGGCGAGCAGTACGACCGCCTCAAGTCCGAGCTGGAGCAGGGCTTCCAGGGCGCGGCCCGCGCCGGTCGCCCGCTGCTCCTCGAAGGCGGCCTCGACTGGAAGTCCATGTCGCTCACCCCCCGCGACATGGACTTCATCGAGGCCAAGCACGTCGCCGCGCGCGAGATCGCGCTGGCCCTCGGCGTGCCCCCGATGCTGCTCGGCATCCCCGGCGACAACACCTACTCCAACTACCAGGAGGCCACCCGCTCCTTCTGGCGCTCCACCGTCCTCCCCCTGGTCAACCGCACCGCCAAGTCCCTCTCGATTTGGCTGGGACCTGCGTATGGGCGTAGGTTGGGTCAAGCGAAGCGCAGACCCAACACCCTTGATGCAGATCATACCGATGTTGGGTCTTCGCTATCCCTCGACCCAACCTACGGAGCCCTCGCCCTCCGCCCCGACCTCGACGCCATCGAGGCGCTCAGCACCGAGCGCGAGGCGCTGTGGTCCCGCATCAACGCCGCTACCTTCCTCACCCCCGACGAGAAGCGCGCCGCCGTCGGCTACGGGCCTCAGACGTAGGGTGCAATAAGGCGTCAGCCGCATTGCACCGATCCAGCGCTGCACCGCTGCGACCGTCGATCTGACCCCGGAGGAGTACGGAATAGGGAGTAGCGCCGCCGTCCCTCCGTTAACGCCCTACTCCCCGCTCCCTATTCCCTACTCCCCTCTTTGACACGGTGGAGACCATGCCTCACGAACTCAAATTCACCCCCCTCGACCTGAAGCGCGTCGAGCCCGACGGCACCTTCGCGGGCTACGCCAGCCTGTTCAACACCGAGGACATGGGGCGCGACATCGTCCTGCCCGGCGCCTTCCGCGACAGCCTGGCGAAACGCGGTGCCGCCGGCATCAGACTGCTCTACCAGCACAATCCTGCAGAGCCGATCGGCGTCTGGGAGAGCCTCAAGGAGGATGCGCGCGGCCTCTACGCCCGCGGCCGCCTGATGCTCGCCGTCGCCCGCGCCCGCGAGGTGCTCGCGCTCATGCGTGCCGGCGCCCTCGACGGCCTCTCCATCGGCTTCCGCGCAGTTGTGGGGCACCGTGACTCAAGCTCCGGCATCCGCCGCCTCGCCAGAATCGACCTCTGGGAGATCTCCATCGTCACCTTCCCCCTGCTCCCTGAAGCGCGTGTCGCGCATGTGAAGACGGACACGAAGCAGCGTCTCCTCGCGACCATCACGGATGCGACGCGACGAATGAGGCTCAAAACGTAGGGTGCAATAAGCCGAAGGCGCATTGCACCGATCCGCCCCGCCGAGCACCGATCCACGGTTGATCGGTGCAATCGGGCTAACAGCCGGATTGCAGCTACGTTCGACGACCGGCGCGTTCATCCCCACCCGCGCCACGCACTGCGCGCAAAACTCACCATCTCACCCTCACCAACTCACGAGAAAGGAAACCCACAATGCACACCGACTCCCTCGAAGCCGCCTTCGGCGACTTCATGCGCACCTTCGAGGCCTTCAAGGAGGGCAACGATGAGCGCCTCTCCGAGCTGGAGCGCCGCACTAGCGCAGATGTCGTCACCACCGAGAAGGTGGACCGCCTCAACCGCGCCATCGACGAGACCAGGCGCGTTGTCGACGACCTCGCCCTGAAGTCCGCGCGCCCGCATCTCGGCGGGCCGGGGATCCACGGGCCCCGCTCCAGCGCCACCCTGCAGCACAAGGCCGCCTTCGACACCTACGTCCGCAAGGGCGATGCAACTGAGCTGCGCGATCTCGAGGTCAAGGCCCTCTCGGTGGGCTCCGATCCCGACGGCGGCTACCTCGTCCCCGAGGAGCTGGAGGCGCGGGTGAACCGCGGCGTGCGCAACGTCTCGCCGATCCGCGCCATCGCCGGCATCCGCCGCGTCTCCGGCTCGGTCTACAAGAAGCCGTTCGCCATCACCGGCGCGGGAGCCGGCTGGATCGCCGAGGCCGCCGCCCGTCCCGAGACCGCCACGCCCACGCTGGCCGAGCTCGCCTTCCCCACCATGGAGCTCTACGCCATGCCGGCGGCCACCTCGGCGCTCCTCGACGACTCCGCCGTAGACATCGACGAGTGGATCGCCGACGAGGTGCGCGACACCTTCGCCACCCAGGAAGGCACCGCCTTCGTCACCGGCAACGGCACCGCCAGGCCCAAGGGCTTCCTCGACTACACCAAGGTCGCCAACCCCTCCTGGACCTGGGGCAACATCGGCTACATCACCACCGGCACCGCCGGCGCCTTCCCCGCCTCCAACGCCGGCGACAAGCTGATTGACCTCGTCTACACGGTGAAATCCGGCTACCGCTCAAACGGCACCTTCGTCTTCAACCGCGCCACCCAGGCGGTGATCCGCAAGATGAAGGATGCCGACGGCAGCTACCTGTGGCAGCCCGCGGACAAGGCCGGCGAGGCCTCCACGCTGATGGGCTTCCCGGTCGCCGAGTCCGAGGATATGCCCAACATCGCCACCGACAGCTACTCGGTGGCTTTCGGCGACTTCCGCCGCGGCTATCTGATCGTCGACCGCGCCGGCATCCGCGTGCTGCGCGACCCCTACAGCTCCAAGCCCTATGTGCTGTTCTACACCACCAAGCGCGTCGGCGGCGGCGTCCAGGACTTCGACGCCATCAAGCTCCTGCGTTTCTCCGTATAACCCCATCACGGAAGCTGAGGGCCGCAGTCGTAGGTTGGGTCGAGCGATAGCGAAGACCCAACACCGGTGAAGCACACCGTCGTGCCCCGAACGCGTTGGGTCTGCGCTTCGCTTGACCCAACCTACGATTCCTCACCCCATTCGCCCCGCCGCGCATCCCCTCCGCGGCCACGGCGATGCGAGCGGGATCGGCGTGGCCTCCCTGCGCCGGTCCCGCTCGCTCCGAAGCAGCGAATAGCGAATAGGGGTACCGCATCGCTCTATTCGCTATTCGCTCCTTCACTCAACATCTCACCACTCACCATCTCACCAAATGCCCCTCATCCTCACCTCCGGTCCCGCCGTCGAGCCCGTCACGCTCGCCGAGGCCAAGGCGCACCTGCGTGTCGACACAAACGCCGAGGACACGCTGATCGCGAGCCTCGTCGTCACCTCGCGCCTGCACGTGGAGGCGGCCGTGGGCCTCGCGCTCATCACGCAAAGCTGGTCGTGGTTCCGCGACGCCTGGCCCCCCGGCGCTGCGCTGGATCTGCCGTTGCGCCCGCTGCAAAGCATCGCCGCCGTCCGCCTCTATGACGAGACCGGCGCCGCCTCCACGCTCGACCCCGCCACCTACTTTCTCGACGGCGCCGGCAATCCAGCGCGCCTCGTGCGCCGCGGCGCACTTGCCTGGCCCAGGCCCGGCCGCATCGCCAACGGCATCGAGGTCGCCTTCACCGCCGGCTACGGCCCGGCGGTCGCCGACGTGCCGGCCCCCATCCGCCAGGCCGTCCTGCTCCTCGTCGCCCACTGGTACGAGCACCGCTCGCCCCTGGAGGTCGGCGCCCACGCCGAGCCGGTCCCCGACATGGTGACGGAGCTGCTCGCCCCATACCGGACGATGCGCTTGTAAAGCGTAGGGTGCAATAAGGCGTAAGCCGCGTTGCACCGATGTGCCGGCGATCGGTGCAATACGGCCTATCGGCCTGTCGCACCCTACGTTTGCTCGCTCGCGTTCATCCAACCGCGCCGCGCGCTGACGCTAAACGCACCACTCACCACGCACCACGCACCATCACCATGAACATCGGTACCCTGCGCGAGCGCCTCACCCTGGAGCAGCCCGTGCGCACGCCCGACGGCGGCGGCGGCGCGTCGGTCGCCTGGGAGCCCGTCACCGAGCTGTGGGCGCACGTGCGCCCGATCTCCGGCGAGGAGCGCCTCATCCACGACCAGCGCGCCGGCCGTCTCACCCACACGGTGTGGATCCGCCACCGCCCCGGCGTCCTTCCCGCGATGCGCTTCCGCCAGGGCGCCCGCATCTACGAGATCGTCGCCGTTCTGGAAGCCGGGCGCCGCGCCCATCTCAAGTGCCTCTGCGAGGAGCGTTCGCTATGAAAGTCGATGTCACAACCGCCAGCTTCGTCCCGGCGGGCCGCCTGCTCCGGCGCGTCCGCAACGAGCTGTTGTCATCGCACACCGTCGAGCGCTTCCAGCGCGAGCTGGAGGACGAGCTCGACGCCGTCTCCTCGTCCAGGCGGAACTCCGAGGATGATGGGCGCCGCGACGCCCTGGAGCGCGCCGTGCGCCGCATCTGGGGCGCGACCTTGTAGGTTGGATCGAGCGATAGCGAAGACCCAACACCGACACGATCTGCTTGCCGAGTGTTGGGTCTGCGCTTCGCTAGACCCAACCTACAAATCTGCCTCATCTCACCACTCACCACCTCACCACTCACCATGTCCCCCGCCTGGTCCCTTCAGCAATCCGTCTTCGCCGCGCTCGGCGCTGACGCCGCCCTTACCGCCCTCCTCGGGGCCGGGCGCGTCTACGACGATGTGCCCCAGGGCAGCCCGCTGCCCTACGTCACCCTCGGACGGGCGACGGCGCAGGACTGGTCGATGGGCAGCGAGGACGGCACCGAGCACGTCTTCACTGTGCACGTCTGGTCCGGCGCAAGGGGCAAGAAGCAGGCGCACGAGATCCTGGGCGCCATCCGCGCCGCCCTGCACGATCAGCCGCTGAGCCTTGCCGGCCATGACCTGATCAACCTCCGCCACGAGCACTCCGAGATCCGCCGCGATCCCGACGGCGAGACCATCCACGGCACGGCGCGCTTCCGCGCCGTCACCGAGCCGTAGGGTGCAATAAGCCGAAGGCGCATTGCGCCGATGCACCGGTCGATCGGTGCAATACGGCCTATCGGCACCCTACGTCCGCACGAGTCGCCACCAACTCACCACTCACCACCTCACTCAGGAGCTCCCATGTCCGCCCAGAAAGGCAAAGACCTCCTCCTCAAGGTCGACAGCACCGGCGCCGGTGCGTTCACGACAGTGGCCGGCCTGCGCTCGCGCGCGATCGCCTTCAACAGCGAGACCGTGGACATCACGCACGCGGAGTCCGCGGGACAGTGGCGCGAGCTGCTCGCCGGCGCTGGCGCCAAGCACGCCAAGGTCTCGGGCTCCGGCATCTTCAAGGACGCCGCCTCCGACGCCCTCATCCGCGACTACGTCTTTGCCGGCACCATCCGCGCCTGGCAGGTGATCGTCCCCGACTTCGGCACCGTGGAAGGCCCGTTCCAGATCGCCGCCTTCGAGCTCACCGGCCGCCACGACGGGGAAATCAGCTTCGAGCTCAGCCTGGAATCCGCCGGCGAGCTGACCTTCGCCGCCACATAGTCGCCCTCTCCCCGCGCATCACCGACGTCTCCGCGCATTGCAACAGCAGGGCCGGGGTGATGGGCAGGGTTACACTCCAACGTCGGTATTTGTCCCCGCCCCTAACCCGCTGCCCGCAAGCCGTGAGAGGGAATTATGGAGTCCGCTAATGCCAAACCCGCACCGCGGCGAGATCGAAGCCCATCTCGATGGCGAGTCCTACACACTCTGCCTCACGCTGGGTGCCCTCGCCGAGCTTGAGCACGCCTTCGGCCACGAGGACATGCTCGCCCTCGCGGAGCGCTTCCAGTCCGGCCGCCTCGCCGCGCGCGACGCGGTTCGCATCGTCGGCGCCGGCCTGCGCGGCGCCGGGCACGACATCTCCGACGACGCGGTCGGCCGCATGCAGGCCGATGGCGCCGCCGCCGGCTTCGTCGACATCGTCGCCCGCCTGCTGAGTGCAACGTTTGGTGTCAGATCCGGAGCCCCGGCGGAGGCCGGGGCTGACACCGTCCCTTTCCCTGGCCCGACGTGATGGCGGCCGGCCTTGGCCTGCTCCGCCTGCACCCCCCCGACTTCTGGTCCATGACGCCGAGGGAGCTGGACGCCGCCCTTCGCGGCGTCCTGGGGCCGCTCCAGGGAATGGCGCCGTTGCGGCGCTCCGCCCTCTCAGCTCTGATGTCCCGCTATCCTGACAAGAGTACGTAGTACGTAGGGTGCAATAAGGCGTCAGCCGCATTGTACCGATGCGCCGGCGATCGGTGCAACACGGCCTATCGGCCTATCGCACCCTACTCCTACTGCCTCATCCCACCACTCACCATCTCACCACCCACCCAAATGCCCGACGACCTCACTCCCACCCTCACCGTCACCATCGACGCCGACACGCGTCCGCTCGAGGCCCGGCTCGCCGATGTCTCCAAGGCGGGAGCGCGCTTCTCCAGCGCGCTCTCCCAGTCCTTCGTGGACCTCGCGCTCAAGGGCAAAAGCTTCGGCGACGTGCTGCGCTCGCTTGCCCTGCGTCTTTCCGAGATCGCTCTCAAGGCTGCCTTCAAGCCCCTCACCGACGCCATTGGCGGGTCGCTCGCCGGGCTCGTCACCGGCGCCGCCTTCGCGCACGGCGGCGTCCTCCGCCAGGGCCTGCCGGTGCCCTTCGCCGGCGGAGGCATCATCGCCAGCCCCATCGCCTTCCCGCTTGCCGGCAACCGCGTCGGCCTCGCCGGCGAGCGCGGGCCGGAAGCGATCCTGCCGCTGGCGCGCGGCGCCGACGGCCGCCTCGGGGTGCGCGCCGAGGCCGGCGCCGGCATCAACGTCACGTTCAACGTCAGCACGCCCGACATCGAGAGCTTCCGCCGTTCCGAGACCCAGCTCGCCGCCCTCCTCGCCCGCGCCGTTGCCAACGGCCAGAGAAACCTGTGAGCTTCGTAGGTCGGGTCAAGGCGAAGCCGCAGACCCAACACACCTGAGGACCTATCCGACACGCGTTGGGTCTTCGCTATCGCTCGACCCAACCTACGCGATATCGCCATGTTCCACGACACCCGCTTCCCCACCGCCATCTCGCGCGCCTCCCAAGGCGGCCCGGAGCGCCGCACCGACGTGGTGGTGCTCGGCTCCGGCGCCGAGGAGCGCAACGCGCGCTGGGCCGATTCGCGTCGCAGCTACAACGCCGGCTACGGCGTCAAGTCGCTCGATGATCTCCACGCCGTGATCGCCTTCTTCGAGGAGCGGCGCGGGCGCCTGCACGGCTTCCGCTGGCGCGACCCCGCGGACTTCAAGTCCTGCCGGCCCGAGGGCACGCCCACCGCGCTCGACCAGGCGATCGGCTTGGGTGACGGCACCACCGCCGCCTTCCAGCTCGTCAAGACCTACGGCTCCGCGTTCAACCCTTGGACCCGCGCCATCACCAAGCCGGTCGCCGGCACGGTGCTCGTCGCCGTCGCCGGCATCCTGCAGACGCCTGCCACCGCCTACGGCGTCGACCACGCCACCGGCCTCGTCACCTTCGCGCCCGGCCATATCCCCGCCGTTGCCCAACCCATCACCGCCGGCTTCGAGTTCGACGTCCCCGTGCGCTTCGACACCGACCGCCTGGAAATCGACATCCAGGGCTTCCGCCACGGCGCAATTCCCTCCATCCCCATTGTCGAGATCCGTTTGTAGTGGGTGAGATGGTGAGTGGTGAGATGGTGAGTTTCGGTGGGAGTGCGAGGAGCGCGATGCGAATTCACCAGTAGGGGCCACGCCTACGGATATCGTCGTTGCCTCCGCATTCCCCTTCACTTGGATGCTACGTGAGCAAGAAACCCGTCATCGCACATTCGAGTCACATAGATCTGGTCGTTCTATGGCGCCCTCTCGCTGAATGCCAATTGAGGCACCCACCACCTCGCCACTCACCTCGATTTCATCCCCCACCCTTGCGACTGGCTGATCGCCAAACTCACCACTCACCACTCACCACTCACCATCTCACCGTGAAAATCCTCCCCGCCCCTCTGCAGGCACACCTCGACAGCCGCACCACCACCCTAGCCTGGTGCTGGCGCATCACGCGCAACGACGGCACCAGGCTCGGCTTCACCGACCACGACCGCGACCTCGCTTTCGACGGCACCACCTTCGAAGCGGCCACCGGCTTCACCGCGAGCGAGATCAAGGACGCCCTGGGCCTCGCCGTTGACAACCTCGAGGTCTCCTCGGCCCTCAAGTCGGACCGCCTCAACGAGGATGACCTCGCTGCCGGCCTCTTCGACGATGCCGCCATCGAGATCTGGCGCGTCGACTGGGCCGACACCGACGCCCGCGTGATCATGCGCTCAGGCTCGCTCGGCGAGGTGCGCCGCTCGGGCGCCGCCTTCACAGCGGAAGTGCGCGGGCTCGCCCACTATCTGCAGCAGTCCAAAGGCCGCCTCTACCAGTCCGGCTGCGACGCCGACCTCGGCGACATCCGCTGCGGCATCGACCTCGACGACCCCGCCTACCGCGGCACCGGCACTGTCCTCGCCGCGTCAGGCCCGCGCCTCTTCACCGCGTCGGGTCTTGGCGCCTTCGCGGCGGGCTGGTTCACGCGCGGCCTCGTCACCTTCACCTCCGGAGCAAACGCCGGCCGCTCGCAGGAGGTGAAACGCCACACCCTGGCCGGCAGCACCACCACCATCGAGCTGTGGCAGCCGATGGCTTTGGTCATCGCGCCCGCCGACACGTTCGGCATCACCGCCGGCTGCGACAAGCGCTTCGCCACCTGCCAGTCCAAGTTCGCCAACGCCGCCAGCTTCCGCGGCTTCCCGCACATGCCGGGCCCCGACTACGTCCTCGCCGTCGCGAGGCCCGGCGAGCCCGTCAAACGTAGGTTGGGTTAGGGCCGAAGGCCCGTAACCCGACATGTCCAAGGCTCCAACGTTGGGTTGCGCGCTACCGCGCTTACTCAAACCTACATCTCTTACTCATGCACACCCGCACCACCATTGTCGCCCTCGCCCGCACCTGGCTCGGCACCCCCTACCATCACCAAGCCAGCCTGAAAGGCGCCGGCTGCGACTGCATCGGTCTCGTGCGCGGCATCTGGCGCGAGCTCTACGGCTCGGAGGCCGAGGCGCTCCCGGCCTACACCCGCGACTGGGCCGAAGGCAGCGGCCGCGAAAGCCTGCTCCAAGCCGCCCGCCGCCACCTCGTCGAGATCGCCCCCTCCTCGGTCCAGCCCGGTGACATCCTCATCTTCCGCTGGCGCCGCGGCGCCCTCGCCAAGCACTGCGCCATCCTCTCCACCCTGCCCCCTCTCCCCGCTTGCGGGGAGAGGGCTGGAGTGAGGGGCAGCCCCACGGGAGCCCCTATCCGCAGTACCAAGATGATCCACGCTCTGGAAGGCGCCCCCGTCTCGGAGGTCTCCTTCTCGCCGTGGTGGCAACGCCACGTGGCAGGGGCGTTTTGCTTTCCCGGTGCGGAGGGGTAGACCGAGCGGGTCTGACCCCACCGGGGACCCAGCTGTAGGTTGGGTCAAGGCGAAGCCGCAGACCCAACACGCTCAAATATGCCGGCGTTGGGTCTTCGCTCCGCTCGACCCAACCTACGCTTTTTCGGCGGTCCATCGAGCAGTAATTGCCGAAGGGCCGCAGCTAGGTCCAATAGGTCGATCTCTCGGCAAGACTGCGTGAACCGGGCAATCTGATCGCAGCGCACCACAAATAGCCTTTCGGCTTGCATGGCGCCCTCCTTTCTCGTGCCCGAAGAGCTCGAGCGCAATTCAGCACACGGGAGTAGCTTGGTTCTCTTCTGATCGCAATTCTCGTCACCACCTCACCACTCACCACCTCACCCCACAATGGCCACCCTCGCCCTCGCCGTTGCCGGCGCCGCGGTCGGCAGCGCGCTGCTGCCTGCCGGTGTCACCATCCTCGGCGCCACGCTCACCGGTGCCGCGATCGGCTCGCAGGTCGGCGCGTTCGCCGGCTCGTACATCGACCGCGCCCTGTTCGGCGCATCCGGACAGTCGCGCGCCCTTCAAGGCCCGCGCCTCACCGAGCTGCACGTCACTGGCTCGTCCGAAGGCGCACCCATCCCTCGCCTCTACGGCCGCGCCCGCCTCGGCGGCCAGCTGATCTGGGCCACCGACTTCGAGGAGGAGGTGGTGACGACCGAACAAAGCGGCGGCGGCAAGGGCGGCGCGCTGGCACCGACAGTCAAGACCACGGAGTACCGCTATTACGCCAGCTTCGCCGTCGCGCTCGCCGAAGGCGAGATCTCCGGCATCGGCCGGGTCTGGGCCGACGGCGCCGAGCTCGACCTCTCCATCCTCACCTGGCGCCTCTATACCGGCAGCGAGACCCAGGCCCCCGACAGCCTGATTGAAGCGCGCGAGGGTGCCGGCAACGCGCCGGCCTACCGAGGCACCGCCTACCTCGTGTTCGAGCGCCTCCCGCTCGCCGATTTCGGCAACCGCATCCCACAGCTGTCCTTCGAGGTGCACCGCGCCGTCGATCCGTTCGATCAGCGCATCCGCGCCGTCACGCTGATCCCCGGCGCCGGCGAGTTCGTCTACGCCCAAGCGCCGGTCACGCGCAAAGTCGGCGCCGCCGGCAACGTCCCGGAGAACGTGCACACGCGTCAAGGCGGCACCGACTGGGCCGTCTCCCTCGACCAGCTTGAGGCCACCCTCCCCGGCGTCGCCGCCGTCAACCTCGTGGTCGGCTGGTTCGGCACCGACCTGCGCGCGGGCACATGCCAGATCCGCCCCGGCGTCGATGCCGCGGACAAGATCACGCGGCCGCTCACCTGGAGCGTCGCCGGCCTCACCCGCGGCGCCGCACACCTCATCAGCCAGGTCGAAGGCCGCGCCGCCTATGGCGGCACGCCCTCGGATCAAACCGTCATCGCTGCGATCCACGATCTCAAGGCGCGTGGCTTCTCTGTCACGCTCACGCCCTTCCTCTTCATGGATATCCCCGCCGGCAACGCGCTCACCGATCCCTATACCGGCGCGAGTGGCCAGCCCGCCTATCCCTGGCGCGGCCGCATCACCGTCTCGCCTGCACCGGGCGAGCCCGGCAGCCCGGACAAGACCGCGGCGGCCGCTACGCAGCTCGCCGCCTTCATCGGCACGGCCGATGTCGCCGGCTTCGCCGTCGTCGGAGGGAATGTCGTCTACTCCGGCCCGGCCGAATGGTCGTTCCGCCGCTTCATCCTGCATTGCGCCCATCTCGCCGAGGCCGCCGGCGGCGTCGACGCCTTCGTCATCGGCACCGAGTTGCGCGGGCTGACGACCGTGCGCGACGGCACGAGCAGCTACCCCTTTGTCGCCGCGCTTGCCGATCTCGCCGCCGACGTGAAGTCCGTCGTCGGCTCGGGGACCAAGGTCACCTACGCCGCCGACTGGTCGGAATATTTCGGTCACCAGCCCGACGACGGCACCGGCGACGTCCACTTCCACCTCGATCCCTTGTGGTCCTCGGCAGCCGTCGACGCCATCGGCATCGATGTCTACTGGCCACTCTCCGACTGGCGCGACGGCAATGCCCATGCCGACCGCCTCGCAGGGGCAGCCTCGATCTACGACCTCGTCTACCTCACGGCGAACATCGCCGCCGGCGAGGGCTACGACTGGTACTACGCCACGCCCGCGGACCGTGACACCCAGGTGCGTACCCCCATCACCGACGGCGCCGGCAAGCCCTGGGTGTTCCGTTTCAAGGACATCCGCTCCTGGTGGCTCAATCAGCATTTCAACCGCCCGGGCGGCATCGAATTAGGCACGCCGACCACATGGGTGCCCCAGTCCAAACCGTTCTGGTTGATGGAGCTCGGCTGCCCGGCCGTCGACCGCGGCGCCAACCAGCCCAACGTGTTCCTCGATCCCAAAAGTTCCGAGTCTCACCTTCCCTATTTCTCCCACGGCAAGCGCGACGACTACATGCAGCGCCGCTACCTCGAGGCGTTCCACAACGGCCTCGATCCCGGGCACGCGGGCTACATCGCCGGCGCCAACCCCGTCTCCTCCGTCTATGGCGGCCGCATGGTCGACCTCGCGCGCATGCACGCCTATGCCTGGGACGCGCGCCCCTGGCCGGCCTTCCCCGCCGACACCGGCGCCTGGGGCGACGGCCCCAACTGGCGTCTCGGCCACTGGCTCACCGGGCGCATGGCGAGCGCGCCGCTCGGCCCGACGGTCGCCGCCATCCTCGCCGACCACGGGTTTG